AATTTTGTATAGCATCAGGTCTGGACTGGACAAAGGTCCAACTACTATGGTGCATTATATATCTTAATATGAGTCCGTTGCATGATGCACCATTTGACAAATATCTGTTTGCGCTGGCGCAGCTACAATTTTCAAGGTATTTCCAAAAATGAATCTACAAAGTGCAATCGATTGGCGGTCCAAGAGTAAACTGTTCGTGAGTCTTGCGGCCAAGCCCGGCAAAACTGGCGAGACTTTTTATAAAACACTGTTTGATCATCACGGTATTGACGCTGAGTATGTGGCCTGTGTTTGCACAGACTTGGCGCAAGACATGCAGTTGGTTCGCCGCCACTGCGCAGGCGCCAGTATTACCATGCCGTTTAAACGCACCGCAGCACATTTTGTGGATACCACAGTATCTCCAGTCGCTGGTGCAATCACACCCATCAACACAGTGGTCAATAAAAATGGTATTTTAACTGCTTATAACTGTGATTACCTAGGATTACAGGATGTGGTAGCGCAGGATTTTAAAGGTCTGCATGTGGTCATATTGGGAGACGGAGCCATGTCAGAAAATGTACGATTGCTGTGTAAAGATGCTAAAATAACATCTGTCAGTAGACGCAAAGGCACATGGCATTTGCGCAATACTTTGTGCAATGTGCTGATTAATACTACCAGCATTGGCATGGGGTCCGATGAAAGTCCCGTGGATTATATCAATGCCGAAACAATAATAGATTGTGTTATTGGCAGTACCAAGTTGATTAACTCTGCAAAATCCGTGGGAGCAAGAGTAATCTCGGGTGCCGAAATATATAAAGCACAGTTCAAACATCAATTTAAGTGTTATACCAATCAAGAACCAGACAGCGCAGTGGTTGATGCTGTGGCTCAACAATTATTCAATTATGTTTAAGTATTTCATTTCAGACATAGACGGCTGTTTAAATGACGGCAGAATTTATTGGGATGCTCTTGGGCAAAAGCCTTTCAAAGCATTTGGCAACTATGATCACGATGGTGTCAAGTTATTACGAGATCATGTCAAGTTAATTTTTATCAGCGCAGATGGCCATGGATGGGACATATTGAAATCTAGAGTTGCAGACCATATGAAATGCGAATTGCATTATGTGCCCGAATCTGATCGATACAACTTTGTGGCACAGTACGGATTTGATGAAGTTGCTTACATGGGAGATGGCATATTTGATGCCAAAATTATTCGTGCAGCCAAATTAGGTATTGCGCCTGCGCAGGCAAGAATTGAAGCCAAACAAGCAGCAGATTATATTACGCCCAGCAAAGGCGGTGAAGGAGCATACCTGGATGCTTGTGTACATATTATGAAACAAATGGAAATACCTTATGAATTTTAATCTAGGTTTTGGGCCAATGAGCTCAACGGTCAACGATGTTTTGGCACGATACGCCAAAGACCGACAGCGGCCAGTGATGTTTATTGCCAGCCGTAATCAAATTGATGCTGACAGTGGTTATGTAATGCGAACCAAACAATTTGCAGAACAGATACATCCTTTGCGTAGCGACTACCTAATGCTGTGCAGAGACCACTGTGGTCCATATTTTCTAGATGTTGAAAAGAGTCTTGGCATACGGGCAGCAGTTGAAGCTACCAAGCGTACAATTTCTGCAGATATTGAAAACGGATTTGACCTCATACATATAGACACCAGTCGCTGCGACAATCCGTACCAAGTTGCAGATGAACTGTTTAATTTTAGTTTGAACTTGAATCCCGATATTAAATTTGAATTCGGCACTGAAGAAAATGTTGGAGTTGCTGCTGGTGTAAAGAAGTATCAAGACGATGTTAGATTTGCCAGTCAATTTCCTAATATGCAATTTGTGGTAGCACAAACAGGCAGCTTGGTCATGGAAGATCGGCAAGTGGGCAGTTTTGATGTGCCCATGGTTAAAAAATTAGCCAAGTTTGCCGAGTCGGCTGGCATTAAGTTAAAAGAACACAATGCAGACTATTTGACTGCCACACAGATTGCACTGCGTAAACAAGCAGGAGTTCACGCTTGTAATATTGCGCCACAGTTGGGAGTTATACAAACTAAAACTGTACTGGCATTGGCTGATCAATATGATGTAGACACTGGCTATTTTAAACAGTGTGTGTTGGACAGCGGAAAATTTCGCAAGTGGATCATCGACGGTGATGATTCTGTTAAGATTGCCGTGGCTGGTCACTATTGTTTCACTGAGCAAGAATACCATACGCTGGAAGACAAGATAAACGCACACTGTGTTGTGGCCAAAGAAGTGGAGCAGGCAATACACGCCTGCTTAGATTTATACTACGAGAATTTATTATGATTGTTTGGTTTAATTGTAAAATAAGTGATATTCGCCCCAACCCGCAGCCGCGCTATCATTTGAGAGATGACAACAGATTTGACATTGCTCGTTATAGCTTTGCAAGTTTTGTTCCCCTATTACCATTGATTAGCAAAATTGTTTTTAATTTGGAAATGGCCGATGGCCACTCACATCAACAAGCAGAAATGGAAGACTGGTTGCGCAAAATCTTTCCAGAAGATAAATTGATTATCAATTGGTATAGATGCAATAATATTGCCCAATGGCGGAAAATGCAAGTTGTGTTTAACGGAATAGATGATGATCTTATCTTTCCAGCTGGTAATGAAGATCATATCTTTATGGACAGCAATATTGAAACACTCACCAAATGCCATCGTATCATTCATCTTTCTGAGATGATATCGGCTAGCTTGATGACAAGTCATTGGCCGGAAAATATAAGGGCTGCACATCATTTTGAAGGAAGCGTTAAATCACCGGGCGTACACTGGATGTCCACACTGCCCGTTCAGACCGAGCCGTGGGTTCAATACCCAATTGGATGCAATGATGCAATTCGTGTACTAAAAAAAGAATTTTTTAATTGGTATATTGATCAAGTAAAAGATCCAAATATGTTTATTTTTAGGACAGAACATTGGAATGCCATTGTGTTACCTGAAAATTTATTGTATGTACCGACTAAAGAACAATTCAGACATTTTGACGGATATGCACATGTAAATATAGGCCCAGATTATGCGCCTCCTTTGGAAATTCCTCCCGGATTCTTCGAAGAAAGTATCACAATAAAATACGGATTCGATGAGCACGATCCCAATTGTGTAAACATCAATCCCCAGACTGAAAATTTGTATGCTGCCGATGGTCAAGGTACGGACTATAAATGGTGCGTGGAAGATATTCCAGTTTTTTGGAAACCTTACATAAAAGAAATCATCACGGCACCCAACATCGACGAGTCCGCAATGAAAGAAGCGAGAGATATAAATTTACTGACCATGAGTAGACTGCATTTCGAATGGCCACATTTTGGGATTCAATTTGATGAATCAAATTACCCACCGGTTGCGTGGCTAAACCCACACATGCTTCTGGCAGAATTCAGTGATTGACTTTGCCAACAAAACACTATATAATAACTTTTTAGGAGAACACAATGTCAGACTACGACCGCACATTTAACGGCGAAGCCAAAATTAAACTTACTCAACTCGTCAACGAGGGCATGGGTGTGCTACAAGAAATCGAAGATCTTACTGTGGGACTGAACGAAACAATCAAAGCAATTGCAGAAGAACTGGAAATCAAACCCAGCACACTGAAAAAGGCTGTTAAGATTGCTTACAAAGCCAAACTTGGTGAAACAAATCGTGATCACGACGAGCTGAATACTATTCTTGAAACAGTTGGTAAAACACTTTGAACAATGTCCTGTCAGGTATAATCGACTGGATTCGAGATGATTATCGCACTCATCCTTTTCGCTTTGTTGTTGAGCTATTTGCTTGGGGCATTAGCATTGGATGCAGCGTCACGATGGCGCTTACAGTACCCAACCCTCCACTTATTACTCTGTATCCTGTGTGGATTCTCGGTTGCAGCATGTACGCTTGGGCTGCTTATACTCGCAAGAGCTTTGGTATGATTGCCAACTACTTACTGCTGGTTACAATTGACTCTGTTGGCCTTGCCAGAATGTTAATTAATTAATGAGTTATGTAGACGCACTGTTCGATCGATCCAAAGATCGTATCCATGTGGTTGAACGAGTTGATGGCGAACGGGTATACAGAGAATATCCGCCCAACTATGTATTTTATCACGACGACCCCAAGGGCAAACATAGAACTATTTACGGAACTCCAGTAACTCGGTTTACCACAAGAAACGGCAAAGAGTTTCAAAAAGAAATTAGAATGCATGGCAACACTCGCCTATGGGAAAGTGATGTCAAACCAGTATTCCGCTGTCTTGAAGAAAACTATTTGGGTGCCGAACCACCCAAACTTAACATTGCATTTTTCGACATTGAAGTAGACTTTGATCCTCTGCGTGGATTTAGTCCAGTTGAAGATCCGTTCAACAAGATCACTGCAATCTCTGTTTATATGAGTTGGTTGGAAAAGATGGTTACTTTGGCAATTCCTCCCAAATCAATGAGCTGGGAAACGGCTGAAGAAATTGCAGCACGATACAGCGACTGTTTTATCTTTGAACGAGAAGAAGACCTGCTGGATACCTTTCTAAACTTGATTGATGACGCAGACATTTTAAGTGGCTGGAACAGCGAAGGCTACGACATTCCCTACACTGTGGGTCGTATTACTCGTGTGCTGAGTAAAGATGACACACGACGATTGTGCCTATGGGGTCAACATCCCAAACCGCGCGAGTACGAACGCTTTGGTGCAACCAAAGGCACCTTTGACTTAATTGGTCGAGTGCATATGGACTATATGCAATTGTACCGCAAGTATACCTATGAAGAACGCCATAGCTATAGCCTAGATGCTATTGGCGAATACGAATTAGATGAACGCAAGACTGCTTATGAAGGCACTCTTGATCAGTTGTATAACAAAGACTTTGACAAGTTTTTGAAATATAACAGACAGGATACTCACTTGTTGGCAAAGATGGATAAGAAACTCCGCTTTCTAGATTTAGCCAATACCATTGCTCACGACAACACGGTGTTGTTACAAACCACAATGGGTGCAGTTGCAACCACGGAGCAGGCAATTATCAATGAAGCACACAGTCAAGGATTGGTCGTACCTAATAGAAAAGGTCGAGACTCAGAAGAAGATACTCAGGCAGCAGGTGCCTATGTTGCTTATCCCAAAATCGGCGTCCATAAAGACATCGGGGCAATCGATATCAACTCGCTCTATCCCAGTGCTATTCAAGCCCTCAACATGGGTCCAGAAACAATCATAGGACAGTTGCGGCCAGTGATGACTGACAAGTTTATTGCTGACAAGATTGCCGCAGGTTCGAGTTTTGCGGCTGCGTGGGAGGGATTGTTTGGCAGCTTTGAATATGAAGCAGTTATGCGTGGCGATGCCGGCGTTGAAATTACCATTGACTGGGAAGCAGATGGAACCAGCGATGTAATCAGTGCCGCAGATATTTGGCGTATTATCTTTGACAGCAATAAGCCATGGACACTAAGTGCCAATGGTACTATCTTTACTCATGAAAAGAAAGGTATCATTCCAGGACTACTGGCCCGTTGGTATGCAGAGCGTAAAGAAATGCAGACCAAACTCAAAGAGATTCAAGCCGCTGGTAATACTGACGAAGCAGAATATTGGGACAAACGACAGTTGGTTAAGAAGATTAATCTAAACAGTTTGTATGGCGCTATTCTTAATCCAGGTTGTAGATTTTATGACAATCGTATTGGACAGAGTACCACATTAACTGGTAGAGCAATTGCAAAGCACATGGACAGTTTTGTTAATGAATGTATATTTGGCAAGTATGATCATGTGGGCGAAAGTATTATCTATGGTGATACTGACTCGGTTTACTTTAGTGCGTGGCCCGCTGTTCGAGCAGATGTAGAAGCAGGCCGTATGGAATGGAACAATGATATCTGTATTCAACTGTACGACAACATCAGCGATAAAGTTAACGAAAGTTTTCCGGGTTTCATGGAAAAGGCGTTT